CGCTTCAATCACAGTAACTATTGAAAAAGATTTTAGTCTTACTTTTACTGGTGATGTTACTGGTACTGGAACAGTAAATAACCTTGGTAGTGCAAGTATTGCCCTTACCGTCCAGCCAAATTCAGTAGCCCTAGGGACAGATACTACAGGTAATTATGTATTAGATCTGGCTGGTGGAGAAGGCATAACAATCTCTGGTTCTATTGGAGAAGGCTGGATTCCAACTGTTTCTATCAACTCAACAGCATCAGTAAACTGGTATAATGTCAATAATAAACCAGATCCAATAATTGGTGTAAATCTAACTGGCGATATTACAGGCGCAGCCTCTGCAACACTAGTAGATGTTACTAATGGTCAAATAACTATTTCTACTACGATTGAGCCAGATTCTGTTGCTCTTGGTACAGATACAACCGGAGATTATGTAGCAAATATCTTTGGTACAGATAATCAAATTGCTGTTGCCGGATCTGGTGTAGAAACTGCCTCTGTAGTCCTAAGTCTGCCTCAGGATATTAATACAATATCAAGTCCTACATTTGCTAACTTAACTATTACAGAAGATCTTGCTGTAGACGGCGGCAACATAACATCTACATCTTCAGCATTCCACCTACTGAATGAACCAACAGATATCAATATTGGTCTTTCTGCTACCGCTATTGAGATAGGGTCTTCAGTCGGTACTACAAATGTAAATAATAATCTAGATGTTAATGGCGATATAAACCTTGATGGTCAGAATATTACAGCAACAGCATCTGCACTCAATTTATTTGTATCTACATCAAAGATTGATTTTGCAATAGCAGCAACAGATATTAAAATTGGCTCATCTTCTGGCACTACCAATATTAATAATAACTTGGACGTTAATGGAGATATAAATATTGATGGCGGAGATATTACTACTTCTGCCTCTGCCTTTCATTTATTAAATCAACCTACAAATATTAACCTTGGTCTTTCAGCATCAGCAATCGAAATAGGTTCTAATTTTGGAACAACTAATATAAATAACAACCTAGATGTTGACCGTAATGTGAATGTTGATGGCGGTGCCATAACAACTAGCGCATCATCTTTCAATATTGTTAATGATCTTGCGTATGAAGTTAATTTCGGCGGTGCTGCACAGGTAATCAATATCGGATCTGCATCTGGTACTACGACTGTTGCAAATGACCTTACCGTAGACGGTGACACATTAATTTATGGTGACCTTACCGTTATGGGTAGCACCACTACTGTCAATTCTACAACGACTACACTAGATGATCCAATCATTACATTAGGCGGAGACCAAACTCCAACAGTAGATGATAATAAAGATCGTGGTGTAGAGTTCAAGTGGCACGATGGAACTTCTGCTCAGTTAGGATTCTTTGGATTTGATGATTCAACTGGTCGATTCACATTTATGCCAAAATCTACTAACTCCTCCGAGGTATTTAGTGGATCTGTTGGAGGCTTTGATCTAGACCACATTCAATTCAATATTGCAACAATAACATCTCCATCAGAAGGCAGGTTAGTTTGGAATAATGATGAGGGAACCCTAGACATTGGTCTAAAGGGAGGAAATGTAAACCTGCAGGTAGGCCAGGAGAATGTAATACTGGCGTTTAATAATTCAGGTGTTACAGTTCCAGATGGAAGAGCGGTGGCTATTGACGGCGCTCAAGGTAATAGGCTTTCATTCACACTTGCAAATTCAGCATCAACTTATGCTGCCGCACACTCCATTGGATTGACTACTGAAGCAATTCTTCCAGGAGAATTAGGTTATATTACAACATATGGAACGGTTAGACAATTAAATACCGACTCCTATTCAGAAGGAACGGAACTATATGTCTCAGCATCACCTGGAATTTTAACCGCCACCAGACCCTTAGCCCCACAACATGCCATTTCTGTTGGTTTTGTACAGAGGTCTCATGCACAGGTAGGAAGTATATTCGTTAGAATAGATGGCGGAGACCACTTAGAGTTCCTTCATGATGTTAGATTAAATAATCCTCTATCTGGTCAGGCTCTACTTTACAATCAATCTGCCTCCTACTGGCAAAATATATCCATTGCAGACATTTATCTTAGACAAGATAATGCATCTGCTACATATCTAACACTAGTTAGTTCTTCATCGTCATACCTCCGCCGCGATGTTGCATCTGCTACATACCTTACTTTAGTTAGCGCATCATCTAGTTATGCTAGATTAGACGAACTTGAAGAAACGGTAGAAGATTATGTAGCAGGAATGTTTGTCCATAATCAGCATACAAATGTCACCGCCGTATACAGCGACAGTTCTGGTCGTATTATTCTTAATGCTACTGGTGGCGGTGGCGGATCGACTGGCGGCACAGCAAATGTAGCCTTTAACTATTGGTTTGGAGTATAATATAAACTATGACGAATATTAGAAGACTTGGTATATCAAATCCAGTTAGTGCATCTCCTACTTTACTGTTTCAGTCAGATGGGGTATACGTCTGCTCAGTATTTGCAACTAATAAGGCGGTATCAGCAACAGACGTTACCATATGGATTGATCCGGGCGGACTAGGAATACAGCAAGATATAGGATATGTAACCTTTAACACTAAACTTCCAGGAAACGACCTTCTTGAAACATTTAGATTTGCTCTAAATAATGATGACTATCTATATGCAAAAGCAAACTCAGCAAGCGTTTCATTCCTTACATTTGGAATTAATCAAACATCTACAACAGCATCGGCCTAATAAAACGGAAGGTATGATAAAATAAAGAAATGCCAGGGTTTCTAGTATCAAGCGGTGGAGGAAGTACATTAGACGGTCAAGCGAATACCGTTATGTATAAGAATATTGGCACGGCGTCTGCAATTCTTTTCACCGCATCAAATAAGACTCGCATCAACTCCTGTTTAATGGTCAATACCTATGGCACTATTCTGCCAATTGCTGTGTATATTAAAAATGCACAAAATCAATTTAACTACCTCACTAAAGGCACAAGAGTACATCAAAGGCGGCATGTCATTATGCCAAAGACAGATAATGACCCAAGGACGGAAGGCGGATCTGGGGAGAATGAAAATCCTTCAGAAATCGTCCTTGATGCAGGCGAATCTCTATGTGCAGTAACTGTAATTAATAACTCTTTTGATGCTATATTAAGCATACAGGAGAATGTTCAATGATAGTAGGTCAGACATTTGTCACAGTAGATTCTGGATCAACTACCGTTGAAGATCTAGTCGATAAAGCATTTTATGGTGTTAAAATCGACAAGGCACAGGGCCGACTAACCGTAGACAGGATAGTAGGTGACGAGTCCATCCGATTGCCCGACGCATATTCTCAGCAAAACGATGATTATGTAAATTGGCTGTGGACTTACAATACATTCAAATTTTCATGGGGAGACAACGGGCATATCATACTGGAGGTAGTATAAACTATGGCACAATTAATTGATCTAGGAAAGATTAGATTTAGTTATCAAGGTGATTGGAGCGTTTCTGCTTCATACGAATATAATGATGTTGTTGCCTATGGTGGCAACGTTTATGTTTATACATTCAATTCAACTACTGCCTCAGTTGTCCCCACTAACTTAACTTACTGGAAGAAAATGCTCGGCGGCTTCGATTTTGAAGGAGATTGGAATAATTCAACAAATTATGAATTAAGTCAAGTTGTTTCATATGGTGGTAAGGTATATTTAGCCAGTCAAGACAATTCAAATCAAAATCCATCAACTGCTTCCGCATACTGGTCTAAACTAGTTGACGGTATTCAGTATGAAGGAAATTACAGTAATTCTACGGACTACCAGCCAGGTGACGTTGTAAAATATGGCGGAATTTCATATATTGCTACTGGTGCAACTAGTGGCAATGTCCCTACTTCTGCTTCATACTGGGATCAATTTGTACCAGGACTAGACTATAAAGGTGTATTCAATTCATCAACTTTATATCAAAAGAATGATATTGTAACTTATGGCGGAACTGCCTATATTGCTACTGAATCAGCATCTGTATCTAATCCAGTACTAGGATCATCTTCATGGGACACCTTTGTAGATGGCATCCAGTTTGAGGGTCCATATTCTTCAGCAAGTGCATATCAAGCAAATGATGTTGTATCATATGGAGGAATTCTTTATATTTCTAAGGATAATACTTCAGGCAATGTACCAACAAATACATCATTCTGGGAAGTATTTACAGAAGGCTTTAAATTTAATAATGCCTACTCATCAGGAACGACATATGTAAAGAATGATATTGTTTCATATGGCGGTATTCTTTACATTGCTAAGGGTACAACTACTGGAAATGCCCCCACAAATACAGGATTCTGGGATGTTTTAACTCAAGGTTTTCGCTGGCTTGGCGTTTATAACGGTGGAACAGCCTACCTTAAAAATGATTTAGTTTCATATGGTGGGTCAACTTATATTGCAGTTACAGAAACAACTGGAAACGACCCTGTATCAGCAAGCACTATCTGGTCAATTGTTGCTAACGGAGCATTCCCAGATCAAAATGGTAATGCCGGGAAGTTCTTAACTACAGACGGAACTCAGGTATCTTGGGCCTCAGATCTTGCTGCAGATATCTTTACTGCAAATGATAAACTTTATGTCGGGGCCTCCGCTGTAAACTTTGAGTCTACAGGTAGTCTTACAAATGCTGTAGCCGTATTTCAATGGGATGAGGGAACTCAAGAATCTTCATTTGCTCAGTTAGCCTTCCAAAATACTGACCCTACTTCATCAACTGACATTATTACTTATATGGATAATGGTGATGATTCTGTTGGTTGGATGGGAATGGGTATTACAGGGTCACAATTTGATGATGAAATTTATGGCATTACTGGCCCTGGTGACGGATATATCTTCCACAATACAGCGGGATCAGGATATACGGGAAACATGGTGTTTGCCACAGGAGCAGAGGGTTCAGAAAATAAGATTGTTTTCGCCGCTGGAGGCTTCGACTCAGGCCTTACTCAGATGGAGATTACCCCAGATGTAAATGTACATATTGAAATTCCAACACCATCAACATCACCAACTACTGGTGCCTTGACCGTTGTTGGCGGTGTAGGAATCCAAGGGGATATGAACATTCAGGGTGATGTTAATGTTGTAGGTACAATTACCTTCGGTGGTGAAGGAACTACAGTTGCAACTTCTAACCTCGCCGTTGACGACCCACTAATCTTTGCTGGTAATTCGAATACTAATGACCTAGTTGATTTAGGTCTAGTTGGAGGATATGGAAAATCAGTCTCTACTCTATCCGCTAGCATTACAGTAGCCACCCTATCAAGTAACGTAGCCACACTAACAACTGGTGTAGCGCACGGATTTTCAATCAACGATATCGTTACAGTATCTGGAGTCTCAGCATCATATGATGGTAGTTACATTATTACTGGTGTGCCAGTTTCTAATCAGTTTAGTTACGCTAAAGCGCTTGGAAATATTTCTACCGCTTCAGTATCTGGACTTTCTCAAAGAACAAGATCTCGTAGATATGCTGGTGTAGTGAGAGATGCATCTGACTCTATTATTAAGTTCTTCCAGGATGCTACTACTAAACCAACTAGTACAGTAAACTTTAGTGAAGTAGGCCTAATCCTTGGCAGCATTCAGGCTGCAGATGCAAGTCTTCAAAACGTTTCACTCGCTGCTCTTACTTCTACTGGTAGCGCAACATTTAATGGTGGATGGACCGCGACTGGCGCAAATAATACAGTCACAGGATCTGCTACAGTAAATGGTCTTCTTACACTTAATGGAACAGTCGCAGGCGCTCCAACATTTACTGGTAGCCCAATCTTTACTGGAACACCCGCATTTACTGGTGGCGTAAGAATTCAAGAATTGGTAGAAGACGTTGTTGATGTTTCACAGTCAGCAAACGCAGTAACTCTTGATTACTCTCTTGGTAACGTATTCTGGGTAAGTAATTCATTTACTGGAAACTTTACTGCTAATGTAACTAATGCTCCAACAGATAACGGTAGAGCATTTACAGTTAATACATTTGTTACACAAACAGCATCAGGAGTTATTCCAACTACTTTAAATATTAATGGCACAGGAACTAGTATAAGATGGGCTGCTGGAGTAACTCCAACTGCGACTTCTACATCAGGAAAAGTAGATGTATTTTCATTTACTGTAGTAAGAAGATCATCTTCATATGTTGCACTTGGATCTGCTAACCTTAACTTCTAGGAGAATATATGCCATTTGTGAGTAGTGTTCGCGGTACGTTTGGACCACAATCTGAAAATAGAGGTGTAAAAAATTCAACAGGGCTAGCAGAATTTTTTAGACAAAGCCCCTCTGGTGTATCTGGTGGTACAATAACAACGGCTGGCGGTTATAGAATTCATACCTTTACTACTGTTGGAAATAGTACATTTAATTTGGGATCATCTAGTGGAGATGTTGAATATCTAGTAGTTGCAGGAGGTGGCGCAGCCGCCCCACTATCTGGTGGTGGAGGGGCTGGAGGGTATAGGTCAGGCTCTTTAAGTATTTCAGGACCACAGCCAGTAACAGTTGGAGATGGAGGGGTTGCTTTTAGCCCATACACCATGGACCCACCAGCCTCTGCAAAAGGACAAAATTCAGTTTTTGGTGCTATTACTTCTACTGGTGGAGGAGCGGGGGCAAAATATAATGCTGCGATACCATCAACTGGAACACCGTCATATGGAGGGTCTGGCGGCGGAGGGGGCAATGTTGGGGGTGGCGGCGGTGGAGGCGCAAGTGCTGCAGGACAATCAGCAACTAGTGGTGTTGCCCAGTCCCAGTCCACTCCCTTTGCAGATGGTATTCCTGGACAAGGAAATCCTGGTGGAATTGGATATCATGGTTACCCATACCCACTTGCAAAATCAGGAAATGGTGGCGCTGGATCTACATCATCAATTTCTGGAATATCAACCACCTATGCAGGCGGAGGCGGCGGCGGGGGGCACCCAGTAAACGGATCACACATTGGAGCAAGTCTTCCAAGCCCTGGTCCAAGAGATGCAGTTGGTGGAGTCGGCGGAGGCGGAATCGGGTCATATTTTCCAACAGGGGCATTGCCAGGAACAACAAATACTGGAGGAGGTGCGGGTGGGGCTGGTCACAGCCCAGATCCACCTGGAACTAATGGAGGTTCAGGTATAGTAATTATTAGGTATCCGATATAATGCCAATTTTTAAATCAACATACAATATTTTAAAAAAACCAGACGAAGATGAAGTTTTTAATGAAAACTGGATGGATTCAGATACAATAGTTTTACCTCCAACAAAAGAGTGGGACTATCAAAGAGAGATGACCATAGAAGATGTAGATATATGGGAAGTCATATTAGAGTCTGGATCAATAGGAATATATGCTTCTTGGTGCCCGTATGCTGAATTTTATATGATTTCAACTGGTGCAAATTATAATACTGGATGGGTAATTGGAAATTATCATTATCAAGATAAAATTATAGAAACATATTATGGTAAAAATTCTACAAATATGATAATAAAAAGAGCAAAAGAATTAGGCCTTCCATTAACAATTAGAAAAAAATGGGTTGAGGAAGAAGATATGTGGCTATATACTAATGAAAATAATCAGAATAAAACATTAATATTGCCATAAAATCAATATCTTTATTATAGTAAAAAATAAACTATAATAATATAAGGAGATATTATGCCGTTTATTAGTAGTATAAGAGGTACTTTTGGGCCACAGTCAGAAAATCGTGGTGTAAAAAATTCAGGACAAATTTCAGAACTTCTTAGACAAGATCCTAATACATCTGGTCTTCCTACAGGAGGAACAATAACAACTGCAGGTGGATATCGAATACATACTTTTACAACAACTGGAAGTTCTACATTCAATTTAAATTCTTTGTCATCTCTAGATGTTGAATATTTAGTTATTGCTGGTGGAGGAGCCTCTGGTCCATTAGGTGGCGGTGGTGGTGCAGGAGGCTATAGAACTGGAAGTTTAAATTTAAATACTTTTTCTAATCCAATAAATGTTGGAGTAGGGGCGACTGGATATTCTCAACATAATAGGAATCCTATTGCACAGCCAGCAAATTCTGGAGGACCATCTACTTTCAGCACTATAATATCTTTAGGTGGTGGAGGAACTGGATTATATAATCAACCAGCACCTGGCGCTCCAGGAGGTTCTGGAGGTGGTGGAGGAAATCTTGCATCAGGTGGCGGTGGTGGTGCAGGATCTGCTGGAACTCCATCAACAAATCCAAATGCTTCTGTTCCAGTATTTGGAGGAAATGGAACTCCTGGACAAGGACACCCAGGAGGAATTGGATATCATGGTCACCCTGCTCTTAGTTCTGCTGCTGGAAATGGTGGATCTGGTTTATCATCTTCTATAACTGGTTCAGAAGTTGTTCGCGCTGGCGGCGGTGGTGGAGGAAGCCATGGACCAGGAAACCTTTATTTAGGCGCGGGCGGTGGACTTCCAGGACCTGGAGGCGGCGGAGCAGGAGGTAGAAATCAAAATGAAGGAGTCCCCGGCGTTGCGAATACTGGCGGCGGAGCAGGAGGTATGGGATATCCAGATACCACTATTGGCGGTACAAATGGGGGGCCAGGAGTAGTAGTAGTAAGGTATTTAATTTCATAATGCCATTTTTTAAATCAACATACAATATATTAACAAAGTCTGATGAAGATGAAGTTTTTGATCCTAACTGGTCAGATTCGGACAAACTTATTCTTCCTCCCACAAAAAAATGGGATTATTTAAGACCTTTGCAAATAGAAGACATTGATATTTGGGAAGTTATTTATGAACAAGGCGGAGGGTTGGGGCTATACGCTGCTTGGTGTCCGTATGCTGAATTTTATATGATTACTAATCACTTATTTAAGATAGGATTAGGAGAAGTTGAAACTTATTATGGACCAAACTCATCTTATATTGCATATAAAAGATCAATTGAGTTAGGTATGCCAGTATCTCTCAAAAAAATGTGGGTAGAAGATGATGAGGCATGGCTGCATGATACTATGTCCAATACTTTATTATTGCCAAAATAGCAAGAATAGACCATCCTATATTAAATAAAATAATTGTTGGTAATGTTTTTATTGTAGAAGACCATATTAAAGCAACACTAGAAATTAATGCAAAAATATATAGCCACCACCATTGATGACCAAATAATAGTCCTGGAAAAATAATACAAAGTTTAGTCATAAAAGCAAAAAACTCTATAGTATTGACCTTATTCCAATAATTTTTAGAAAACATTTGTTGAATAGATGAGACAAACTCTGGTTTTTTCATTAACTATAAAAATTCTCTAATAGAAATTGTTCAAGTGTTGGAGATTTGTCTGCAGCATTTTTCCATCTTATTTTTCTTTTTTCCCATGAAGAAATTTTTTCTTGTATTTGATTTAAAATGTTTTGATTTAATGTAAATTCAATATGCTTTATTCTGTTTTCATTCATCATGTTTAGGTTCATTCCTGTAGCAATAAATGTTATACCAGACATATCAAATGGATGCTCCCAGGCGCTAAAGTATTTATGCGACAGACTATAAAAATCATCACATCTCTGAATTAGTCCAGAATATGGATCTCCGTATCTATCTTGAAAAGACTTGTTGGCTATGTGTTTCCAATAATCAGTATCATCTCTATGAGATAGGGCGTAATGCAATACAACAAACTTTGCAAATCCATGAAATGTATCTCTTACAGACACGTTATACATATCCCTATCAAATTGAGAAATATCTCCTCTTTGCAATATATCTACAAGTTTAAATAAAAATTCATGAACGCTAAACAATCCATTGCTTTCAAGCGGCTCAATGAATCCAGCAGATAGACCTATTGCAACAACGTTTTTAACAAACGTTCTTTCATGTATCCCCACACGCATCTTTATATTTTTATATTCTAATTCTTCAACATCTTTTTCAGATCTCGGAATTGTCATTTTGTTAGATTGTAGATATTTTTTGAATTGTTTTAATGCATCCTCATCTGAAACAAAATCATTAGAATATACATATCCAGAACCAAGCCTTGACCAAAGAGGAATATTCCAACACCAACCATTGTCGATAGCGGTAGAATTTGTATATCCTTCTAACTCTTTGCTTTTATCCTTATATGGCATTCTTGTCGCCCAGGCACTATTATTGACTAACATATCAGAATATGGAATAAATGGTTCTTTAAGATAGTCTCCAAGTAGCAAACTTTTAAATCCTGTACAGTCAACATAAAGATCAGATTTTATTTTTGTGCCATCTTCTAAAATTAATTCTTCAATTCCGCCAGAAGAAATTTTTACATCCCTTACTGTTCCAACAATATGCTGAACTCCCTGAGGTTTACAATAATAATCTCTTAGCCAAATTCCAAACTTTACAGCATCAAAATGATAGGCTACGTCTCTCTCTGGATTAAAATTATCGAACTCTCCATTTTCATTTAAAGAAAATTTATTATTATTAAAAAGTGCAGATGATGGAAATAAAGAATCAACAAAGTCGGTATTTGATATATGTGGAAAAAAATATTTTTTATAAAACCACATTGTGTAAGGATTCTCATCTACATGATCTTGAACAGCAATTCCAAATGGATATTGAAAAGATCCAGAATTTTTTTTATAAAAATCAGTAAATTTAATGCTGAGTTTATATGATGCATCAGTTGTAGGGAAAAAACTTTTTTCATCTAGACCAATGTAGTGAGTCCATCTGCGAATACCACCAATTGTAGACTCTCCGACACCTATGATTGGAACATCTTTAGACTCAACTACCGATATTTTTTTATTTGGAAATGCTTTTATTAGGGTGGTAGCCGTCATCCAACCAGCAGATCCTCCACCTACAATTGTTATAGAATCAGTTTTCATTTTTCCCCTATGTAAATTGAATATATCTTTTTGTTGAAGAGTTTTTAATATTTTCATTAGTTTTTAATGCCCCAATTGATTCTCTTTCATCATACTTAAATGATGAATGTGGGCCATTTACATCGACATAATGAAGAAATGCCTGAACGTGCCAATCATTATTTGGAGGAAGGAACATTTCTCTAGAATGCTCCAAGTCAATACCTCTATAAATAACAATATCTCCGGGCTTCATATCAACTTTGTTTTCATCCATAATAATAGGCCAGGTATATTCAGAGTCATCATAACTATAATTAAAGCATACAGTTGTAGAAATTTCACACGATGGACGATCTTTGTGTGGATGAAGAATGTCTCCATTTCTGTAAACTCTATAAAAAGAATATGTCGGATATAAACTTAGTCCTGTTTCTTTCTCCATCAATGGATGGAGGTGTAGCAGCATTGCTTCCATTGCAGGATCAACGTACTTAGAGTGCGCCCCAACTACCTGCATTTGATCTGCAGAAAAATCTTGCATTTCATCAAATAGGGCGTATTGTGTTACAAAATCTCTTAGTTCTGGACTAATAGCATTAGTGATGTGGGAGTATCCCTTAGTTTTAAAATCTTCCATGCTCATAGTATTCTGTCCCTTATCCAAGTCACTACTGCATATTTTGTTCCATCAGTTACTGGATGTGCTATATGTGAATATGAATAATTAGATGGAAAAAGAATAAGCATACCTGGCTCTGGTTTTATTTTTACACCAAAGTTAACAAATTCAATTTCTCCACCTTCATAATTAGAATTTAGATAACAAATTGCAGATATCGATCTCCCAGTCATGGTTCCACCATCATAATGAGCATGATATTGCTGTCCACCACGGTATCTTAAAACGCTATAATTTTCATGATAGAAGGTTTCATTTATTCCATATTTTTTGGCGTATGGACCTACAGTGGCAAGAAGCATTGTATAGAATTGATTGTGAATATTTGCAGCAGCCTGATTTCCAGTAGCCTCTGCCATATGTGTTACGTTTAAGTTATAGTTAGTCCTGGCGCTTTGATTAATACCAGAACCTATTGTTTCAGCACGCATCCAAGAAATGCCAGATTCTGTATCGGCACAAGAATCTTCAAGCATTTTTATTGTTAATTCTGGATCAGGCCAGACATTTTCATAGATATCAATACATCCTCCAACAGTAGTATCAGGATATAATTGACCTGGGAAGAGCCCGTTAATTATTTGAGCCATACTTTTCCTTTCGACCATAAAAGTGTATCAGATATAATGTTTTTTTTCAATGGAGATATTTATGAAAATAGAATTTACCCCATCCTCAGAAGATGTTTATTTAACAGTAGACCCTCCGCTACCAGCAAAATCTTTTATTCCAGAATGGTATAAAGAAAAAAAATATATAAATTTAAATAATTCAGAATTTTCACCCGTTACTGGGAGAATTATGGATACATCCATAAAGATGTGTATGCCATTTTTAGATTCTTTAACTTCTGGTTATATTCAAAAAACTTGGACGGACATATATATTGAAAATAAAGATGGCACAGTCAATTACTATTATGCATCACAACCAGAAATAATTAATTTAAGAGATAAATCAAATATTTCTTACCATAGTGATGAATTTTATAATTTAGAATTTATCTGGAAAATGCCATATATAATTAAAACGCCAAAAGGGTTTAGTTCAATAGTGACCCACCCATTGAATAGGGCAGACTTGCCATTTTATACTTTAACAGGAATAATAGATTCAGACATATATAATCATGCAATCTTTGGAAATTTACCATTTTATGTAAAAAAAGGATTCAGCGGATTAATACCAGCAGGAACACCAATGTATCAAATTATCCCTATAAAAAGAGAAAAATGGGTCAATGAAGTACATGAGTATGATGAGGCTCTAACAAAAAAGAAAATGTCAATACAGTTAAAAAAATTCATTGGTTTTTATAAAAATAGCATGTGGCAAAAAAAAGAATATAATTAGTCGGATATAATATAAGAATAATGATTAAATATCTAGGATCAATCGGATGCTTTATTAGATTAAATGACTCAGAGGATAAGACCTATAATATATTTGAAGTCTTCTCATCTTCTGCCGCCTATGTATCTTTATTCAAGGCTCAAGTAAATAATTCAACGGGACAACTTTTATACCCTACCGCCTCAGTATCTTGCTATGTCAATGGCGTATCTGGGTCGACGCTACCCTCAGAAAAATGGGCTCACCTCACCCTCTCCTTTGACGATAAACTAGCAACCTACGATAGATATAACTTCCTAATTAGATTTGGCGATACTGCTTCTAGTAACTTCAATATTCAGAATACCTATATCTTAGAAAATACTCTGAATGCTGAGTCAGTAGAGTATCTTCATCAGGAGTTTACAGGTGCTGGAAATAAAACTTTAAGAGTATCTGACTCCGCCTCATTTTCTCTAAATTTAATAGATACACAGGAAGATAACTATAGGTCTTCGTTAACAAATAGCGTCTACCAGCCATTTGGCTCTCAGTCAAGATTTACTTACGATGTTTCGGCGGCTACAACAGCATCCCTATCTATGTTTACCTCCGCCTCATTAATAAGCGGAGACAACTTGTATATCGACAATCACCTACTTCAAGAGGGTGAAAGAGTTCTTTCCCTTGTTGATAATCAAATATATCAGTTGACCGGATCTGCCTCATTGCAGACGGTAAGTAGTTCAGTCGGTGACTTTATTAAGATTCTATTTGGACAAGAGTATGTCAACTCTTTCTACTTATACACCGCATCTGGGTTCCAGATTACTCAAGGTGTGCTAAAAATTGGCTCAGTAGAGAACCGAATATAGTAAAATAAGGTTCAATGTGGTATCATTTGGTACATGGGACTTGAAGTAGTAAGAGACAAAAGTAATTACGGAATATATGTGTGGCTCCTTCCAGAAGGCGGAGTGTTTAAGGACGATGAAGAAAATGTACTTAACATACCCTCTGAGCGTGGAGACATTACTAAGATGGCTGAAATTCGTAAAGCAGCAGCGCATTACGGTCAGCCAGAGGGTCAGGCAGTATTCATTCCTGGTATTGGGCGGGTAACGGAAGAAGAATACCAAGAAGATAAGTACCGTATGGAAAACGGTCTATTAAGTTATGGCGACACAGGAGCGTGGAGAGATGCAGCAAGAGCCAGAAGAATTATGGATTGATAGCGTATCTTTAGATCGCCATCAATCAGAATCTTTTATGAATGTAGAAAAAGATGACTTTGACCAAGACTCCGAAACTATATTACAACTCAATGGTCTTTCTCAAAACTTTAAAAGATCTGCTCGCAGAAAATTAAGCAAGGCACTTATCACCGCTGGTGGTGAGATTGTCACGGCTGATGATAATGTATACGCAGGCGACGATGCTACATCAAAGCAGATTATTCCAGACAAGTATGGGTATGGAATTTTTGATGTTGTTGAGCCTTTATACAACCAAGCAGCCCTCGCTAAAATCTATGAACTTTCTGCTCCAAACTATGCAGCCATCAACGCAAAGGTGGCGAATATTGTTGGCCTAGGGTACGATTTAGTGCCAACTCTTAACGTGATTGAAAAGATTGAGTCTCTATCAGACCCAGAAGAGTTAGGTCGCGTTCGCAGAAACCTATCTAGACAAAAAGCAAGAGTGATTGACTGGCTAGAAACCAGAAACGATGATGACACTCTTACAATGACTTTAATGAAGGCGTACATTGACGCAGAGGCTACAGGAAATGGCTATATCGAAATAGGTAGAAAAACTACTGGCGAAATTGGATATATTGGTCACATTCCAGCCCCAACAATGCGAGTGCGTAGACTAAGAGATGGTTTCGTACAAATTGTCAATGGTAAGGCTGTATTCTTCCGCAACTTTCAGGGTGAAGAGAAGAATCCAATCACCAACGATCCAAGGCCAAACGAGATTATTCACATCAAAAATTACACTCCAACAAATACTTACTATGGCCTTCCAGCAATTGTTGCGGCGAAAAACGCAATGGCGGGAAATGAATTTGCCTCTCGCTTCAACCTTGAGTACTTTGAGAATAAAGCCGTTCCTAGATATATTTTCTGGCTTAAAGGTGCCAAAATGTCAAGGAGCGCGGAGGAGAGACTGTTTGAATTCTTCCAGGGAAACCTAAGAGGACAAAGCCACAGGACCGTGGTTATTCCACTTCCTGCCGACACCCCTGAAAGAAAAGTAGAAATGAAGATGGAGCCAATTGAAACTAGCATTCAAGACTCTTCATTCAACAACTATAAGAAGATGAATAAAGAAGAAATTCTTATGGCTCATCGTGTTCCTGCATCTAAAGTTGGAGCAGCAGAAGGGGTAGGTCTAGCAGCGGCGAGAGAAGCAGATAGAACCTTCAAAGAACAGGTATGTCGCCCTGCTCAAGATTCATTAGAAAAGAAAATTAATAAAATTATTCAAGAAAAAACAGATGCTTTCAAATTTGAGTTTAATGAACTTACTCTTACAGATGAAGAGACAAGATCTAAGATCGATGAAAGATATTTGAGAATGCAGGTAATTGTTCCGAATGAGGTTCGTGAAAGACTTGGAATGTCAACACTACCTAGCGGTGATACTCCAGTTGTTCTTAATGCTCAGGCTCGCGCAGAGCAGACTGCTCAAACCACCAGGAACAGAGTAAGAGATCAAAATCGTCAGGCTAACGAGTCTGACGGTGGAGAATTGCCCAGAGCAACAATGGGTGACGGAAGACAGCAACAATAATAAGGTTAGATATAATATAATTGAAGTGTTATGGTCGATATTAACAAAGCGCATTTTGACGTAGACGGAGACAATCTGCGTCTTACTATGCCCATTGCTAAGATCGATGAAGAGCGCAGAATTGTTAGTGGATTCGCTACCCTTGATAACATCGACCGTCAAGGGGATATTTTATTATCAGATGCATCCCGCAAAGCATTCGAAAATTTTCGTGGAAACGTTCGTTTAATGCATCAGCCCATTCCCGCTGGAAAGGTTGTCTCTTTTAGAGAAAATTCCTTCTATGACAAGGAAAGTGGAAACACTTACAGCGGTATATTTGTAGATGCATACATTTCAAAAGGCGCTGAAAATATCTGGCAAATGGTTTTAGATGGTACTCTTACAGGCTTTTCCATTGGCGGAAGAATTGTAGATTACGAAAATAAGATGGACGACCAAGACTCAGATAATGGAGCCCTAAGAGTAGTAAAAGAATATGAACTCATGGAATTATCCCTAGTTGATAGCCCTGCCAATCAATTTGCAAATATCTTCTCTATTCAAAAACTTGGTGACGATATTGTTACCTCAGGTATGGCTACTGAATTTTCTACCGAAAATGTATTCTGGTGTCACACAGACAAAATTGCTATAACAGAAAAGGCTGAATCATTAAAATGCCCATCCTGCAAGCATGATATGACAGATGTTGGCTGGGTAGAATCAGCAGATGTAAATAAAAACCAGGAGATAGGAAAACTGGTAGATAACTTCCTTTCCAAAGCCGACTCATTAAGAGTTGGCGATTTTGTTTCCTGGAACTCTAGCGGCGGAACTGCAAGAGGAAAAATTACAAGAATTTCAAGAACTGGTTCGATTAACGTGCCAGACTCTGACTTTACCATTAACGCAGAAGAGGGTGACCCTGCAGTTCTTATTACTGTTTATAGAAAGGGTGCCGATGGCTGGGCGGCGACAGACACCAAAGTAGGGCATAAAATGAGTACCCTCAGAAGAATATCAAGTCTTGAAGGCAAGATGCACGACATGGACGATGACATGGATGATGATATTGATGATGACGATGATATGAATAAAGAAACAATAACTAGCGAGAATACTCCTGCTCGCAATGCACAGCAAGGACTTCCTGGCGGTATTCCTAAGACCCCTCGCAAAAAGAAGAGAATGTACCGTAGAGATGATGGAATGGTTAAGTCTGGAGACTATGTAGTATTTAAAGACGATGGCATCCTAATAAAAGGTCGTGTAGACGTTTTAGAGAATACAAGGGCGGCAGTAAGACTCTATAAGACACATGGCAATGCATTTAGACCAACAGAAACTGTTGTAACAAAAGACGTTTCTGAACTAATTAAACTTAAAGTTTCGGCTAAGAGAAAGATAGAAAAATCAATTTCCAATGAATATATTGAGGAATTGAATGCTCTCATCTCTAAGCATAATGAAAAATATGGTAATGTTGATTCTAGAATTGTACAATTCGATACGCTGCGTAAGGTTTTTGAGCGCGGCGTGGCAGCATTTAATAGTAATCCCGCTGCTGAATCGAATGACTTTTCTCCTGAGGAATGGGCGTGTGCAAGAGTCAAAGGATTCTTGAAGGCGGTAGAATCAGGTAAATACAAAAACAGGCCATATGACACAGATTTGTTGCCAAAGGGTCACCCATTGTCAACGAAAAAGTCAGATAATTCAGAGGAAAATGAACTGACTTTACAAAAACGAGAAGGAGGTGTTGAAATGGCTGACAACGAAACGAGCCATGAAGAACTTGACACCGCCGAGGCAACAGACGAAACTTCTGAAGAAGTAGAGTTTGAAGTAGAAGAAACTGTAGAGGACGTAGTTACTGAGGCTCTTGCAATGGCTAAGTCAGATAATGTCGATGCTGAAGTTGCTGCCGACACTCCCTCTGAAGTTTTTGATATGGAGAAGGCCCTTGGCGATATTAAGTCCTTCGTAGAAGAGACAATTAATAAGTCTGTAGAAACAAATACCGATTCACTTGAAAAGTTTTCCAGCGCAGTAGTCGAACTTGCTAAGGCAGTCGATGAAAAGTTTGGTCAACTTCAGTCCAAGTATGAAGAGGTCACCAAAAGTTTAGCCGATCTTAACTCTGCTACCGTTGAAATCGCAAATCGCGTCGAATCAGTAGAAGAAGAAACGGCAATTAAGAAGTCTGGTGAACTGGAATCCAGTATCCCAGAGCATCCCATAATGAAGAAATCAGTATGGGGCGGACGCTTCCTCAGTTCCGCAGAAGTATTTAACTAATTTAAAACAGAAAGAGAGGTGCAAAGAAAAGCATGAGTGACGCAATTAATAAAGCCGCTGCCGCAGTAAATGTTGGTACTGGTGCAATCATTTCAGATCTCGCTTCAAGCGGTGATATGGAGAACTTGACTACCAATCCACTAACTCAGAACGGCGGTGTGCTACTTCCAGAACAATCCCGTCGCTTCCTAGACTATGTGTTCGATCAGATGGTCCTAGGCAACGATGGTCGTAGACAGGTCATGCGTTCAAATACCGCAGAATTCGATAAGATTCAGGTCGGTACACGCTTGATCCGCAAGGCATCACAAGCAAGTGAAAACATCTTTGATGCTGGTGCAGGCGAAACAGGCTTCGCAAACCGTGGTGCTCAATTCACCAAGGTTGAAATTGTCACTACTAAGTTCCGCTTGGACTACGAACTCTCAACTGAGGCACTTGAGGATAACATTGAAGGCTCTGCTCTTGAAGATCACATTGTCCGCCTAATGGCTGGTCAGTTTGGTAACGATCTTGAAGATATCGCCATCAATGGTCTCGCTGCTCAGGGTACTGCATCCTACGCTGGTACAACCTACCCATACACAATCGATGGGTTCGTTAAACTGGCTGACGGCGCTGCTGGTGGTACTCACTTCGGTACCGCTGCAACCCTCACCACAGCATCCACATTCTTCACCGCTGCTACTACAGCAGGTCAGGTCAAGAGTGGTTCCGCAATCGCCTTCTTTGAGCAACTTTACAACGCATTGCCCCGTAAGTTCAAGGCTCGTCGTCAGGAGTTGAAGTTCTACGCTTCCACAAAGAATGTTCAAACACTACTTACAGATCTACGCGCAATTGGTTCAGGTGGTGTTCCCGAGGATATCGCTGCTGGTATTCTTCGTGGCACACAGCCCCGCGTCGGTGGTCCCGCTGGTATGACAACCTCCATCTTCGGTATTCCCGTGATGGAAGTTCCACTATACCCTGATCACTACGTTGACCTCACCTTCCCACAGAACAGAATCTGGGGCTTCCAGAGAGATGTTACTGTCCATCGTGAGTTCAAGCCAAAGAAAGACACCGTAGAGTACACAGTTTACGTCCGCATGGGTCTAAACATTGAAGAACTTTCTGCAATGGCTAAGGCTAATGCCGTAACTGGCTGATAATTAAATATCGCGTGGGGGAGGGGTCGATGTATATCGGCCCCTTTTCCATATCTATAATGTAGTAAAATATAATTATCCTATAATGGTGGTGCTGAATGCTAGAATACCTAAGAAAAGATAATGCTGGTTTAAATATTATCTATAATACAACTGCTGCAAGTGCAACAAGTGTTCTATTCAGCGTATCCGATTTAGACACCAATCAGGCACTACAATCAGGAAGTGCTGTGGCGGTAGCATCATCTGTATTTACGGTCTCATTAAACAGCACTACAACGCAGTATGATCGTAATATAAAAATTACCTATCAAGAAATTTCACAGTCTTCGTCTTCTACCAACATAGTATATGCTGGCCTTGTAAGGCCGTATGCATCCCCAGATAGAATCAGAGATTTGGCGGATATTCCAACTTCTGCTTCATCCAGTACCTTACAAAAACTTGAAAAAAGAGCGCGGCTATCCATAGACAGTTTTCTTGGATTTGGATTCTACAAAGAGTACAGAAGCATTGACATATATGGCAATAACACAGACATTTTGCAATTAAATGACAATATAATCAGTATCTCTAAGATATATGAAGATGACATTCTTACATATGAGGTAGATTCTACTACATACCAGTTTGAGTACCCAATTGAAATTGGAACTTCCGGGGACAGAATTAAGATTGTTAATTCTTCTACTAAAAATAAAGAAATGCTAGAGTACCCAAAATTCTCTGTATTCTACTATGATGGGCAATTTAAGAAAAACTATTTATACAAGGTAGAAGGTATCTTTGGGCATGAGTACGTCCCATCAGATATTGAATTAGCGGCAGCCTTGTTAGTAGAAGATTATCTATGCAATGACTTTAATATACGCAATAAGAATATAGCCCAGTTATCTAATGACTCATACGATATTAAATATGGCGCAGACTCTGCCACAGGGACAGGAAACCTTATGGTAGACAACATTCTTGCAAAGTATCTGCAGCCCAGATATCTGGTGATTTAAATGGGCAATTGTATTGCTGGTACTTCATACACCATGAAGGCGGATATTTATATTGCTTTAATCAATCAGGACTCTGTTGGCAGAGTAACAAAGTCATGGATATTTGAGAAAACTATTGACTGCATGGCGAGAGCAGTACTTCGTAAAGGTGTTGGAGATAACTCTACTGCGTTCGATGTTGAAAATTATATTAACATCTTAAATTCAATGGTCAAATTAAGAACTTCAGAAGTTATACCTTCAGATAGAAGGGTCGTAAACATCCGTAATGATTATGAGATTATTTACAAAGAAAATCAAGACCCTGCTACAGAGGGAGGCTTTCAAAACTCTACCATCTTTGAGCCAAGAGGAAGCACTCCAGTTATGAACTTTGACGGTAGAGTTATAGAATATGAAACAGTACTTATGAGGCAAGAAGTTCAGGTGCTGCAGTAATGGCTAAAATGCAAGCATTTAACACAGGAAAGTTTCCAGAAAAAGTTTTAGCCCTAGCAACTTACGATGGAACTCTATTACAAAGAACTTATAATAAACCTGCAAATAAAAGAATGATTAGTCGTGGCGCAGCATTTCTAGTAAAAAACTACTTTGATGTGTACATGGATTCATTGGCTAGAAAGGCAACTAAATCATTCCACCATATATATGAGTTTGATAGGGTAGGAGACAAGAGTTCAAGGTTATTTAAAGGGGTGGTTACAGACGTTCCTGAGGGTGCGGTTATGACTTACACCTTTGTTCCAGCGAAACATCCAAATAGAGAAGGATACCCGTTCCCTAATAAGGCAGAAGTTATGGAAGCGGGTGAACCTATTACCATTAGACCTAAACTTAAACCAAGACTGGTATTTCAATTAAAGGGGTCTGGTGATTGGGTAAGTGCTAAAGAGGTGTATGTTCCAAATCCTGGTGGTGAAGTCGGAGGTAACTTTGAAAGAGAGGTTGCTCACTTCATGAGATACCGCGCTACTTGGGTCTTGAAGAAGTTTAAATTCTATGAAAGAATAGAAGACTCTATAAGGCAAAAGAGAGGCATGATGATTCCAAGAATTAATAATGGAATGGTAGCAGATGCAATGAAAAAAGCAGAAATAGATGCGGATATAATCGCAGGGGCGGTGAGTACTGCTTATGTACAATAGTACTCCCAACCCTACAGAACTTGCTGTAGTTCATATTAATAATTATCTTTGGGCTCTGGCTAAAGGTGATATAAAAGATACACCAGAAAGTTATCCAGTAACAGCATCTACCGTATACGAGTCAGATAGATGGAAAACCTCTCCTACAGTATGGGACACAGGATCATTCACATTTCAACCATTTTATCCAGTAACCGAAAGCCTTGCTCCAGACTCAGCACAGATGCCGTACGTCCTTTATGACTACATTTTTGTTCCAAAACAAGGAACCTTCTGGCCTATGCAAAAAGAAGAGGCAGACTATATCATAGTTGGCGATATTCCACAAATTTATTATGTTAAAAATTGGATTGTAGAGGCTTTAGAAAAATACGATCAGTCGGCGGTGAATGTCAATAATTACCTAGCCTCTACCGCATCAGCATCTACAGTAAGGTTTAAGTATATTACAGTAGACCAAGATAACTACATTGCTGATGAAAAACGAATCGACAGTTTTCTTCCCAAGTTTATTACATGCTTGAAAATAACCTATGAATACACAAAATAATCAAGCACATGATAACATAATTAGTGAGGAAGCGATTTATTTCCCCAAACAAGGAGGTGAAAAAATAAATGGCTAGAGACTTTAATGCTAAGAATATTATTGTAGGCGCAGCAACAGTTTACGTTGGTCGCCCAGGCAAAGAGAACAATAGAATTAATCTATCTTCTTCAGTCGCTACTGCTCAGGACCCCACCAAGGTCGTTGATGCTTCTAGTGCTTCATGGTCACACATGGGTTACACCATGGAAGGCGTTACTCTAAACATTGAGCCAACATACAATGAAGTTATGGTTGATCAACTTCTAGATGTAGCAAGACTCTTCAAGACTTCTCAATCAGTAACGGTGGCTACAAGCCTTACAGAAGCCACTCTTGAAAACCTCTATGTTGCAATCGGTGGACAGACTGGCGCAACTGGTGACTACCAAACAGCATCTGCTACTGCACACTACAACCTTATTGCTAATGCTGATGGCACCAACACAAGCCCCGTATCCGCTAGCACTACTGCGGTTTCCACAGGCGGCAACGATGTTTTTGCTCAGGGTCAGAATATCCTGCACCTTAATGGTGGCTCCTTGGGTATTGCTCCCGTAGAACGTTCAGTTTGCTTTATTGGTTCTGCACCAACCTCAGTTGCTGAGACTGGTCCTTCTGGCAAGGCTGAAAGAATTTACATTCTTTACCGCGCTGTATCAGTAGATGCAGTTGGCGTCGGCGTTCGTCGTGACGATGCTACTGTGTTCCCTGTCAACTTCCGCGTTATGCCTTCAACAGAGAACGAGGCTCCAGACGGCAATGCTGCATACGGCAAGATCGTTGATAGAATCTACTAATAATTAAATAGGCTTATGATAAAGACGCGGCTTTTTGTCGCGTCTTTATCATTTATGGGGTATAATATTTACAAACGAGAAAGGATTTTTTATGGCTACTAAGGTTTATGAAACAGTTGAATTAGAACTTCTAGATGGTCGCACCATCACAGTAAAGCCATTGAATTTAAAGAATTTAAGAGAAGTAATGAAAGAATGGTCAAAGGCTTCAGATGTTAAGACAGAGGATGAGTTTCTAGATGTTCTTATCACCTGTACTTCAATTGCCTTCCGTCAGTTTGCTCCAGACTTGGCAGAGTCAAAGACGGAACTTGAGGAGTCTGTAGATCTTCAGACCATGTACAAGATTCTTGAGGTTGCTGCCGATATTAGGCTGAATGACCCAAACCTAGTGGCGACGGCTCAGGAACTCGCTGGGAGGATCTAGACCTAGCCTCTATGGTAGGAGAAGTATTCCTTCTGGGACATTGGAAGGATTACGATGAACTTGAATCGTCGCTATCCATGCCAGAAATTGCTGCAACACTAAACGCAATGTATGAATCTGAACGGAGAAAGCAAAAATTCATGGCAGCCCTGCAGGGGGTAGACCTTGATGAAAAGATCGATAAGGATATAGACGAAAGAGTGTCTACCTTAGAAGAAGTCAAGGCCCGTGCAGCAGCCAGGTTAACAGGAGATCAAAACGTGGCTGGCGCTATCAGTCAGGGTATTACCTCTGACATGGGTACCCAATATAAGTTAATGGGAGGAGCAGAAATTGGCTAACGTCATTCACTCCACCCTTACTTATAATGCCAACCTAAGTCCCGCTCAGGCTCAAATTAAGGCCCTTACAGGGCAAATTGCTACGCTTACTACTGCATTTAATGCATTAGACAAGAGTGCTATGAAAACTCAGGCAACTCTTGCTACTACGTTTATGGCTAGTGCTGGTCAAATAGGTGGCTTTACCACTCAAATGGTAAAGACAAATACAGCCGTAGATGATTTTGGTCAGGCTATTGCTAGAAACCGCTTAACAATGCGGCAGTACTTTAGAGAAGCATTTGCTGGTTATGCTAAACAAAACAGTATGATGAAGAAACTTGCTCAACAGCAAGTTATGATGCAGCAGTCAATGCTTGTCCCTCTGGGCGCTGGTGTTGGTGGTGCAGGTAGAGCAGCAATTATAACCCCAACATCATTAGACGCTTTATCAAGTAAAAGCGCGATGGCGGCTAAGAAGTTTTCCATCTTCAATGAATTAATTGACGGCGGAAGTACAAGAATGCTAAACTTTGGCAAGAATACACAATGGACTGGTCGCCAGTTGATGGTTGGCTTCACCCTTCCATTAATTATGTTTACCGCACTTGTATCAAAACAGTTCAGAGAAATTGATAAAGAACTAACTAGATTTGAGAAAGTCTATGGCGCAGACCTAGCAACCTCTGTTGAGGGCGCTACCAAGAAAATGCGTGAGCAGGTTGAGCAACTTGCATACGATATTAGTGCTGCATATGGTATTGCCGCAAAAGATACTGCTGCATTGGCAGCAGATATTGCTCAAACTGGTAAGGAGGGGCAGGCATTATTAGATTCAATTCGTCAGACTACAAGACTCTCAGTACTAGGAGAAGTAGAAAGACAAGAGGCTATGCAGGCAACCTTGTCTATTCAAAATGCATTCAAACTCAACACGAACGAACTCGCAGAGTCCATTGACTTCCTTAACGCAGTAGAAAATCAAACCTCTACAAACCTTCAAGATCTTGCTGGTGCAATTCCAAGAGTCGGCCCAGTTATTCAGTCTTTGAATGGTGACATTAAAGATATGTCACTTCTTCTTGTGGCTATGCGTGAGGGTGGAGTGGCAGCAGGAGAAGCCGCTAACGCATTGAAATCTGGTCTTGGTAGGCTCATTAACCCCACAAGGCAAGCAAGAGAAGCGGCTGCAAGTTTTGGTATTTCTCTAGAAGATATTATTTCTAATAGCCGTGGTCAACTAATTCCTATGGTATTTGAATTACAGGATGCCCTTGCTGGGCTAGATGATTTTGCAAGGGCGCAGGTCATTGAAAAACTATTTGGTAAGTATCAGTTTGCCCGTATGTCTGCTTTGTTTGCTAACTTAAGAAGACAAGGTTCACAGACATTAGAGGTAATGGAGTTAGCCTCTGCAAGCAGCACAGAACTTGCAAAAATTGCTAATCAAGAATTAGCAACATTACAACAATCAAGTGCTATGAGATTCCAAAGAACTGTTGAAACTTTGAAGAACTCACTACTTCCTCTTGGTGAAGTACTTACTGAAAGCATGATTCCAATTCTTTCTGGTATTGGAAATGCAATTAGATCATTTATGGATTTCTTCTCAGCACTTCCTGGACCAATAAAAGACTTTACTAAGTTTGCTGTTGTTGTAACGGCACTCGCTGGTCCAGTAGTCATGCTTGTAGGTTTATTTGGTAACTTGGCGGCTAATGGCATTAAATTCTTAATGGGTCTAACAAGAATTGGTGCAAAGTTAATGGGAATGAAAGTTGATAGATTTGAACTATTAACTAGAGATGTTATGGCGGCACAACTTGGTGTAGATGGTCTTACAACATCATTTATGGAACAGGATGTTGCACTTAGAAAACTTTCTAGTAGTCTTACGGCATACGCTGCACAGTTAAGGCAAACTTTAATGATCAATCCATCTTACGCTGTAGCAGGCGCTCCAATTCCAGGAAGACCTCCAATAAGAAGACAAGCCGGGTCTAGAGGCGCTGAATTTGTTCCTGGAAGTGGTCGTGGAGATAAAATTCCAGCCATGTTGGAACCCGGAGAATTTGTTGTAAATAGAGCGGCTACTGAAAAATTTGCACCCATCCTTGTTGCAATGAATCGCGGTAATGTACAAGGTTTTGTAAAGGGTACTCAAGAGACCCATCTTACTGGATCAAAAATGGTTCCTGCGTCTGCATTGGTTGCTACAGGTGGACTTGCAAAGGCTGTGTCAGATAGTTTAAGATTGCTAGGCAATCAAATGATTCAAGTTTTTAGTAATTTAGTAGTAAGCCTTCCATCAAAAATAAATCAGGATTTAAGAGTTGGTCAGGCTGGCGTTCCTGCATCTACAATTTCTGGTTTATTAAAAGATCAACAAACTTGGTCTAATATTATGAAAAATACTGGACTAACATTCCAAGACCTACAGCCAGTAATTAAGTCAGTTACTGGTGCTCTAGATAGATTAGATAATGAATTAATAAATGACCCCAAAGTTTATCAGTTGGTTGAGGCATCATTGGCTACTCTTGGTAGGCAGGGGGATAGGGCAGCACAGGTGCTACAAATTCTTAGCAATCAGTATGGGACGTTTGATTTAAAGAGAAGGCAGATAGATGATATTCTTCGTCAGGGTGGCTCTCCTGTAATTAAAGAAACTGGTCAAAGAGAAAGGCTTGGTGTTGGTGTTGCACCTTCCTATACCACCCCGCTTACTGGAAGAGGTCAATTATTACAGAATAAGCCATATATGGATCTTATGGGTGGAGGAAAGGTTGCCCCTGGCTCAGTACCTATAGCACAGGAACTAGCAAATGTTCAAAAGCAAGAACTTGGACTCGCCCAAAGAAGAGTAACAGCAGCAAAATCACTTCAGACTTACCAGGACCACCGGGAGAAACTCCTTACAAAGATTAATATTTCTGAAAGACATGAAGCGTTATTACGAGAAGACTTAATAAAAATTACAAGAGATAGCAAGATTCCATTAGATCAGAAAATAAAACTTCAGCAAGAATTAAATAAAAAAATATCTGATGAATCAGAATTAAGAAAAAGAATTAATGTTGTTTTAGCAAGACTAGAAACAGATATTAAAAATGCTTCTAATAGAATGGCTTCTTTAGGTGGTCCTAGTGCTATAGGAAGAGGCCCTGGAGGATCTGCAGGATATCTTTCTGGAGGTGCATCACCTTACGCACCCGCCGCTGGTGCAGCGGTACCCCTTTGGCTGAGAGAAAGAATGAGAGAAGCCAATGCAAATGCACCAAAAAGAGTAATTAGAGGCCAAACTATAGGACCAGATAGAGATGGTATGCAGATGGGTGGCCCTCGCGGACAAGGGCTAATGAATGCTGCATTCATGTCAACAATGCTTATTTCAAGTTTCAGTATGATGGGCGGGGCATCAAATGATCTTGCTATTAAATTAGGACTTCTTAGCACCGCAGTTATGACAGCAACGATGGCGATGCAAATGTTTGCTGGTAAAAACGTTGCTGGAAACTTCTTAGGCCTTGGATCTCTTGGTAATAAAGTTTCTTCTGTTGGCGCTGCAAGGCAGGCTGCTGCTAATGCTGCTATGCTACCCGGTCAAGCATTGATCGCTGGTCCAAAACTTCCAGTAGGCGCTGCAGCCGCAGGAGGAATGAGTCCGCTAGCCGCCTCAAAGGGCGCAGCAGGGGCAGGGTTACTAAGAATGGGAGGAATGCTTTCTATGCTTGGTGGTCCAGTTGGCATGGCTGCAGCAGGAGTTGCAGTTGCTGGTGTTACCGCATTTATCATGTATCAGAAGGCGGCTGAAGAAGCAAGAGAAAGAGCCATGTCTGCATTTGCCGATCCAACCAAGACGGCAGAATATTTTGGTATTGCAGTAGAAGATGTTACAGAAAAACTTAAGGCGGTTAGTTCAGCAGTTCCAGGAATTGAAGAAGTAGATCAAAATCTAAGAACTGCAGTCAAAGAAGATTACGCCACCCTGATTGAAAAAATTAGATTTGGTGGAGCGGAGGCAGGCGGAAGAGAACTTGGAATAGTCTTTAATAAGATGCTTGCAAGCGGCCTTTCAAAGGAGCAGGCAGAGGAAGCAATTAAGGCTATTGCTATAGAATCTGGTGCAGCAGGGGGAGTAGCATTCGCATCAGCCATGAGACAAGGAATGTTTTCTGATAAGAGTGCTGCAGAAATTGCAAGGTCTACTGCAGATATGTTCAATCCAGAAAAGCAGGCTAAGAATAGGGCGGCAGCGCAACAGACATTGACCGCGTTTGAGAATGAAGTTGGAGTGCTTGGAAGAGTTCAGGGAACTATGGCTCAGAATTTTGACAATACATTTGGCGATATTCTAACTGGTGCTCAAAGTTTTGCAGTTAATATAAATCCAATAATGAAAGGAATCCGTGCAGTAACCGACTTTGATATGTTCGAAAGAATGTTTGACAAAGATGCCAATCAAGAATTTATTGACAACGCTGCCAATACTGAGCGTCAAGTTCATCAGATGCAAACAAATATTGAAGAGATGGCAGACGTTAGTGCAGACTCCATTGTTAAAATTACTGAAGTAATGTATGAAAACTTTAAGAAGGCTCCTAGAGAAACTATAGATGCACTTAGAGAAATTCAAGAGGCTGGACAAAGATCAACAGCGGTGGCATTTGACCCCAAGCCAATCAAGGATTTTATTACAGAAATAGATCCAATTAATGGAATTATACTCAATGCACTCATTGGTCAAGATGAAGAGTTAGCCACAAAAGTAATGGAAGGCATTACTGCCGGAATGTCAGTACAAGAAATTATTGATGCCTTGACTGAGGGAGGGGTTCCATCTCTAGAAGTAGAAGTTGAACTAAAAGTTAGAGAACAAGAAATTCAAGTTCAGATTGATGAGTTACGGCT